GATTCAGGTACGAGCAAATGGATTAACGTCTCAATCGGTGGTTCGGGTGGCATTCAGCCGTACGATGCAGGTTTAGCAGCATTAGCAGCAGCAGGTACAGGCGTCGTTGTTATGGACGGCGATAATGCATATTTCCGCACACTGACAGCATCTACCGCAGCAGCTCTGCAAGGTGTTGCAATCGCTAACGGTTCTGGCGTTGCTGGCAACCCAACAATCGGCCTTGATATTCACGGTCTGTCGGCAATCTCTTCTGTCGGTTCTACAAATGAACTCGTGCTGTGGGATGGTACAAACAACGTTCGTGCATCAGTTGCACAGTTGACAGATGGTATTATCGCTGACGGTATCGCATTTGATGACTTAACAGACGTCACGCTGGCCACACTTGCTTCGGGCAACATCCTGTATTACAACGGTTCTGCATGGGTGAACTCTGCTCCTGGTTCTACATCTGGTGTTCAAGCATGGAACACAGGTCTGCAAGATATTGCTGATGTTGGCGCAACAACTGCTGGTGACCAGTTCTATTACAGCACCTCTGCAGGAACACTGGCACTCGGAACAGTAACAACTTATGGTCGTTCATTGATTGACGACGTTGATGCTGCAGCAGCACGTACAACACTTGGTGTTGTTATCGGTACAAACGTCCAGGCATGGGACGCTGACCTTGACACACTGGCAGGTTTCAATGCAGGATGGGCAGATAGCACGTTCCTCGTTGGTACAGGCGGTGCAGAAGGTGCACGTTTCCAACTGGAAGATGGTGCAACAGCGCGCACATCGATGGGCCTTGGCGATATCGCAACGATGGACCAAGACAACTTCATCAAGACAAACGGAACATCAACAATCACTGCTGACATTCCATTCACCAACAAGAAGCTGACGAGCGTTGCAAATCCAACAGATGCACAAGACGCTGCAACAAAGAGCTATGTTGACGGCTTGGTTGCTGGTCTAGTTTGGTTGGCACCAATTGACACACCAAACCTGTTGGGTGATAACGTCACTGACCTGACAACAATCACAACACCAACAGAAGGTGATGCATATATTCTTCCATCTGACACCACACACTCTGGTGCAGCAGGTTGGTTAGTTGAATATCAGCCAACAGCTCCTCGTAATGGTGTTACAGTAGTCCCAGGTGCAGCAGGTTGGTACAAGGTGTTTGATGTCGCCGCAGAAGTTAACGGTGGTCACGCTGGTGACAAGGTCCGCTTCGGTATCGGTATGGAAGCTCCTGTTGCTGCAACACCAGTCGGTACAGCTCTTGCTAATAAGCAAGGTCAGATCATCCAGGTTGTGAAAGGTGCAGGAACATTTACAATCGGTTCTTCGACAACTGGTGCATTAGACGGCGCGACAAACAAGACAATCACATACACAACCCCGCTAGGTGGCCAAGCTACTCTGTCCCACATTGCTACTTCTTACCACTATGGTAACCAGCTGACATTTAGTGGCACATACAACCAAGCAACAAACGGTACTGATGGAGACAACTACTGGATTCATTTCGGTGGCACAACAGCAGTTCAAGCAGGTGTCGGTCTGTACTATAGCGGTAACATCCTGAACGTCGGTCTTGGTGCTGGTATCCATGAGTTGCCAGGTGACGAGGTTGGTGTTGATCTTTATGACACAGCGACCGGTGCTATCATTCTGACAACAGATGGTTCTGCACGGTCAACAGCAACTGGTGCGAAGGTTCACCTGAAACTGCACAACAGTCAGTTGAACCAAGACGCAAACGGTCTGTTCATCGTCAACAGCGGCGTTACAGAAACACAACTGGCAACATCCGTCGCAGGCGCAGGTCTGTCCGGTGGTGGTGGTGCAGCTCTGGCAGTCAACGTTGACAACAGCTCCATTGAAATCGTTTCTGATACACTTCAAGTCAAGGCTGATGGTATCACAAATGCAATGCTGTTGAATGACACAATCGGCTTTGCTGGTGATTCAGGTTCTGGTTCAGTTGCACTCGGATCAAGCTTCTCTATTCTGACAGGACAGGGTCTAACATCTGTTGGAGCTAGCGGTAGCGTCACGATCAGTGGTGATAATGCAGACTATACTGCAAAGGGTGTTGCATCGTTTGATTCTAACCACTTCACAGTAACAACTGGTGCAGTTAGTCTGAAGAACACATCAATCGCTCTGTCTGCTGAGTCTGGCACAGGTTCATTCAGCTTGTTGTCAACTGGTGCGTTCTCGATTGGTGCAGGAACAGGTATCGACACAAGCGTGACGGGCAACGCATTTACAGTTGCTCTGAATGCGAATATCGCTGATCTGAACGATGTCAATGACAGTGGCCGTACAAACGGTGATCTGTTGACTTGGAACGGTTCTGACTGGGTTCCTGTTACACGCGCAACAATGGCTGGTTCAGTGACACTTGATGCACTGTCCGATGTTGCAGTATCGCACGTTGATGGAAACATCCTGGTGAGCAACGGTACCAACTGGGTCAACCAGAAGGCATACCATCTGTACACATCCAGTGGTGCAAACACATCACACACAGTGACACACAGTATCGGTCAGAAGTACTGCAATGTCACGGTCGTTGATTCCGCCGACGAGGTAATCATTCCTCAGGCAATCACGTTCGTTGATGCAAACAGTCTGACAGTAACGTTCAACACAGCAATTGAGTGTAAAGTTATTGTGATGGGTATTGCGTAATTGTAGCGAAATAAGATCGGGGGAGCGTACGCTCCCCCTTTCGTATACAGGATGACTATAGAGGAGAACGAATTGTGAAAAGCTACGGCAATCTCAATTTTCAAAACAACTTTGCTCAAGAAGTAAGATTTGATGTTGAGCAGGAATTCCCAACGGACACAAATAGGATGGTTGGACGGATTATCTTCAAAGATAAGCGTCTTTACATTTGTGTTGAAATTGCAAGTGGATTACCGGTGTGGGTGCCACTGACAAACGAAATGGATACGTACGTGCACACACAAGTGTCCGGATCAACGACATGGAACGTCACACACAATCTGAAAACAAACAACCCACTCGTGCAGGTGTATGAAGCTGGCACTAACGTGATGATGATCCCTGATGAAGTGTTGATTCTCAGTCGGGACGAACTTCGTATTTCGTTTGGTGATGCTGTGTCGGGACGAGCAATTATCATGTTTGGTGACATCACAGGTGGACAAAAGACGTCATATGCGTATGAATATTTTGTAACAACCCCATCGAATACGTGGGTTATTACTCACGGTCTTGGATATGAACCAATCGTTCGTGTGTTTGTTGATGGACAAGAAGTGCAACCGTACTCAATCGTACACGACTCAATGTCACAAACAACGATTTCGTTTACGAGCCCACAAGTTGGAGTAGCAAGATTCATCTAAGGAGGCACTATTATGGCAGAAGAAGTAAGGTTTAGTGCAATCCAAGGGACGTATACACACATCCAAACAACTCCAGCGACAGTGTGGGAAATAGCACATCTGCTCGGTACATTGTATCCGATCGTTGATGTGTGGGTTGACGATAATGGCACAGAACGGAGAATTCTTCCTGAGAGGGTGCGTGCTATAAATGCTGCAACTGTGGAGATTACATTCTCCACAGCGACTGCAGGTCGTGCGACAATAATTTGACGGAGAAACATTGTGCTAAGTTATAGACAATCATTTACAAACTCTTCGACGTGGACTGTAATACACGATCTCGACACAACAACTCCGATTGTTGATGCATGGGTCGTGTATGGAGGTAACACAGAGAAAATATTGGCTTTAGATTATCGTATCGTCAATTCGAATACGATTTTGATCGTATTTTCTTCGAATCAGACTGGTGCTGTTCGTGTTGCCGCTCCATCAGAAAGCACAGCGCAAGCAACATATCCACCTGGGTATACCGGCGATGGAATATATCCGCCGATTGAGCATTTTACACCACCGCCTAATTTGGCTCCAACCGCAACAATAGACACGCCAGCAACTTCGCCAGTGACAATCGCTGAGGGACAGTTTGTATCCTTTACAGGAACAGGAAGCGATCCTGAGCTGCAGCCACTAACGTATTTGTGGGATTTTGATGGTGGTGCGACGAATACAACGGAACAAGACCCTGGAAACGTGATGTTTGATACTGCAGGGACTTATGCTGTCGTGTTTAATGTGAGTGATGGAACGAATACCACAACAGATACAAGAACGATTGTCGTTGTTGCTCGTTGGCAAACACAGTCAAAGTTATTAGCTAGTGATGCAGCAGCAAACGACACTTTTGGCAATTCTGTGGCAATGAGTAGTGACGGGAATACATTGGCTGTTGGTTCGAGTGGTGACGACACTGCCGCCGGCTCAAATACTGGTTCTGTCTATATCTTCACTCGTAGCGGTTCTACATGGAGCGAGCAGGCAAAATTGGTAGCAAGTGATGCAGCAGCGGGTGATACGTTATCGAAGGTGGCAATAAGCAGTGACGGGAATACGGTTGCTGCTGGTGCAAGCGGCGACGACGACAGTGTTGCCGGGTCAAACACCGGTTCTGTGTACATCTTCACACGTAGTGGTTCTACATGGAGTCAACAGGCAAAATTGGTGGCAAGTGATATGGCAGCAAGTGACCAGTTAGGCATAAGTGTAACTATTAGTAGTGATGGGAATACGGTTGCTGCAGGTGCCCACACTGATGATAATAGTGGTGGGTTGAACGCTGGTTCTGTCTATATCTTCACTCGTAGTGGTTCTACATGGAGTCAGCAGACGCGATTGCAAGCAAGCGATGCAGCAGCAAATGACAATTTTGGTAATCCTGTGGCAATAAGTAGTGACGGGAACACGTTGGTTATTGGTGCAGCTTTTGGCGACACAACCGTTGCAGATACTGGTGCCGCCTACGTATTCACTCGTAGTGGTTCTACATGGAGTCAGCAGGCAAAATTGGTAGCAAGTGATGCAGCAGCAAGTGATCTTTTTGGCACAAGTGTAACTATTAGTAGTGACGGGAACACGGTTGCTGTTGGTGCTACCAGCGATGATACAGCCGCTGGTGCAGATACTGGTTCCGCCTACGTATTCACTCGTAGTGGTTCTACATGGAGTCAGCAGGCAAAATTGGTAGCAAGTGATGCAGTAACATTTGATGCATTTGGAGTGGCGGTGGCGCTAAGTGGTGATGGGAATGTATTGGCCGTTGGTGCTCAAGCAGACGATACGGCTGGTTCAAATGTGGGGGCTGTGTATATGTACACACGCAACGGTTCCACCTGGACACCACGTTCTCAGTTGTTTGCGAGCGATCCGGGTTTCCTTGACTTCTTCGGTTGTTCAGTTTCGTTGAGCAATGGTGGAGATTGGTTGGTGGTGGGCGCTAGAGGTGACGATAATGCAGCTGGCGGAGATGTTGGTGCTGCCTATGTGTTCTCATAATACAAGATAAAATTAAAAACTATACCTCAATAAAGCCTCTTCGGAGGCTTTATTTTTCTGTGCGTGCGCATCGGTCATAAATACAATATCAACGTGTGGAAATATAGGAGAACACAATGAATAAAGATGGATTAGGAGTCAGCGTAAGAGGACATTTGCGAGCAGTTGATGATCTTGGAAATGTGCTACTTGACAAGGATAATGCTGTACATCCACAAAATATGGCTCGTGTGATTGCTCGCGCATTATCAAACGAAAGCAATTATTTTGTTCATAGGATTGCGTTTGGAAATGGTGGTACAGTTGTTGATGCAGCACACACAATCACTTACAACACCCCGAACGACGGACAAGGTGGAGATTCAGCAAACACGTGGCGTTCCCGTTTATACAACGAAACGTACAGTGAAATCATCAACGAAGGGAACGTTTCTGTAAATGCGTTGCTTGGAACCGATCCAGGCAGTGCAAGTTCAGGCAACGAACGTCCAGGCGGCGGAGCAAATCCAGCAGGCGATCCTGCATCAATTCCACACGTATCTGGTCCAGGCGTCCGTTCTAATGAATTGGGCCTGACATCGGAAATTGTTATCACTGCTGTTCTGAATCCAGGCGAGCCGATGGGACAGTTAGGAACAGATCAAGGAACAGCCAACCCAGCAGATCCGCTTGCACAAACAGAAAGTTCTTTCTGGTTTGATGAAATTGGGTTATTCACGTCTGGTGCGCCTCTGATTGCAACAAGTGGATATCAGTATATTGACGTCGGCAATCGTGTTTCGACCGATCCGACTGGTTTATTGCCGAATACAGCATATTCATTCAGTATTGCTGTTGATGGTGGATCAGCTGTTAGCGTTAGTTTCACGACCCCTGCCGGTGGCACAGGTGCAAACGGTGAAATCACATATGGCGACCTGTGTGAAGCAATTAACACCGGGGATACTGGCTGGAATCCACTATGGAATGGCGTTTCTCCGTTGCCTGTTGTTGCAACAGTTCCGACAAAAATCTCAATAACGGATTATTCGGGTGCATATTCGACGATTGCGAACGCACAGACATATGGATATCTGATGTTCGAGTCGCCAACAACCGGTGCATTGAGTGCAGTTGATGCAAGCGGTGCAATGTTCGCTGCATTAAACCCACCAACCGGTGGTGTGATCTTGACTGCTGTTGCTGGAAAATCTGCTGGTGTGCAAAATATGCCAACAGATCCAACAACAGAAGGTGAGCGTATGCTGACACACGTGATTTTTGCACCAGTGTTAAAGAGTGCAAACAGAACTTTGACGATCACTTACACGATCACAGTTTCAGTGGCAAGAACAGTGTATTAACATCTGTTGTGTCGTAGTAAAAAGAAAGGGTCGCGAAAGCGACCCTTTTATTTGGAGTTAACAAATACTATTTGTTATCGCTTGCGAGAAGGAGCACGTTGTTGAGTTTGCACTTCTTCTGTCACATCAGCAAATGGTGATTCGGTGGAAGAAACCGCTTCATTCACTCGCTTTTTTGTTTGCACAACACCAGCACCAATGCGTCCGAGTTGTGGGTTGATGATTTTTCCGTTTGGTGTGATTACTTTGACCAACTGGTGGAAATATTCCAATGCGTTTGCACCGTTTCCGAGCACTTTGTTTGCCATCAAGTCCCATAGTTCGAAGTTTGTTGCATTCCTATCGGAGATAATCTGCAGAACACGCTGACGATCAATCGTGTCAAGCTTAGCGACTTCGAAAAAGAAAATGTTGCCGGTTTGATCTTTCTTCATAATAGCACACTCAACAAGTGTGCCATCATTGCCAAGATCGATCCACTCAATGTGTGGATATTGTGATTGTACTGTTTGGACCATTTTGTATTCTCCTTGTTAAGATGAGAATATTTACATTGTATTTTTTAGGGGGGACCAATTGTTTATCCGTTGATAAACACGTCCGGTGATCCTGATGCAGCACTGCCACCGTGGCAAGGTCTTCCACAACAATGTCCTGGGTGTGGATCATTTACTCTTGCTGCTGGGATATTGTTAATGAATACGTTTGGAGATCCTTGGACGATTGGAACAGGCGGAAAACAGTGTCCGGCAGTGACATCAACGTATGCTCTTGTTGCTTTCAGGTTATTGGTGAATACATCATCGCTGCCGTTAGCCATAACGTCACCACAAGTCATTGGATCAGAAAGTCTGTATGCTGCTGGCATATTATACGTTCATGTTCGTTGGGTTTGGTGCGTCCGCTGGGCGAGCCACAGTGCTTTGTTCTGCCTGAATGTTAGCATATGTATCAGCAGGCATAGTCGCTTTTAATGTTTTATTTCCTATGTCGTGAGAATATCGCATCCAATCGTTTTGTTCTTCTATTTCGCGGATGATTACATACAGGTTGTTAGCAGAAGCTTGCGTGTCTGCTTGTATTCTCGACAATGTGTTGTTGTGTGTTCCCCACGCAGTTACCATGTTGCTCAGGTGGGTCAGTTGCGTGTCAAGTTTGTCGTTTCTTGCTTGTTCTTTGTCGTTTAGAGTTTGCAACTTGTCGGCAATCGTAACAAGTGTATTTTTTATCTCTGTTAGAATAGCGGTATAGTCAGGACCCGATGATGATGGTGGTGTTTCTGGCATAGTATTTTGTCTCCGTTTTCATTATTTATACTCATCAAGCAGTTGTTGCCTGTGTTGTAACAACAGAGTGACTATGTGGTCAGCTTGTGCGGCAGTTAGCGCCAGCCGCACTTGTTCGCCTTTATTGTCTCCAAGTTGGAGAAGAACTGATTGCTCGTTATGTCCTACCGCATAATGAGAGCAGTTTATTGCCGCATTTTCGTTGATATACCAATGCCTCACTTGCTCAACATCCCAACATACTGATCTACACTTTGGCTCACCTTCTTCAGCTCATACTTGCCTAAAAACTTCATAAAATGGAAGTAGGAGAACTTGTTTGTATCCTCAATCTCTTTGTCAATGATTTGATCGATCATTTCCTTGACTGTGTCTGGTTGATGGTCAAGATCCATCAGCAAGCGGTTCTCTTCGAACAACTGCTTGACGATAAACTCGTTTCCTTTATCGTCGCGCCAAATCTCGTTCATCAGTTGGACCTTTTCGAACGGTTCAGTGAATGCTTTTTGTATTCTTGTTGCACGAACTCGTGGGAATGCAGCCATAACGTTGTCGCCTGTGTCCCCACGAATGCATTTTTGGAACATAAAGTAATCAACGTTGTTTTGGAACTCTTTGAGGTCTTTGTTCTTCCCTTTTAGCGGATCATACACAGTTGTGTGTGGATGTCGCAGCAATTGTAAAAAGTCATCGTCTGTGCTGACGACAATCTTTTCATCGTCAGGAAACCTGCGAACGAACCCAGCAATCAGATCGTCTGCTTCCAATAACTCACCAGACAACACCCATATCGCTGTATGCTCGTTTAGGATCGCCTCAAATTCTTTGATGTGGTCCATAAACTTTGCAAACTTTTCTTGTTGCTTTGGCGTCATATTCTGACGACGATTTCCTTTGTATGGCCGTTTGGACAAACACTGTTCGCTTGCAGTGTATTGCTTTCGCCAAGATGGACGGTCAAATGCCATCACGATCTTGTCAGGACGGAACTCACGAAAATATTTGTGCATCGTCACTAACGCACTGTGATGTGCAAGCCCAGCAACCGTAATATCGTCTTCGTTTGGATGTGCAAAGAAGTTGCGATATAGAAAGTTTGATGCGTCAAAGATCAGATACTTGTTCATTCGAAATTCGTCCCAGGTTTGATCCGCAATGCAAGATCCTTATAGATTGTTGCCAGCCATTTTTGCACAATGGTTTCGTCATCGACACCATCAAACCCTGATCCTTTCAAATACTGTATGAACGCATCGTTCCAATCCAACTCCAACTTGATCCCTCGTGCAGGATCGAGACCAGAACTAACAATAGCGACTTCTGGTTCGGTGCTATTGTAGTCGATTCCTGTCTCTTTGATTACGACTTGTTTTTGAAACTTTTTCTTCAACCATTCAAACATAATTATGCCTGCGGTAATACGTAGATGTTTAGTCCGTTGATCATAATTTGCAGGATCCCCTTACCACCGATACTGAATGTGGCGGAAGGATCGTGTTTGAACAGTGTCAGCAACACTTTCAACGGATATCTGTGGCTAAACGGTTTTGTATCTTTATCCAACTTTTCTGCGCTGTCAGCGATTTTGAATTTCATCTCATCGCTGTTGATGTCTGACAATACGAAAAACACCACTCCGTCCTTGTCAGTCTGAATATTGACACTATCCGCCTCCATCGCCGATTGTCCCTTCTGCAGCAACATAATCGCTTCTGGTGTCAGAACGATTGCATACTTGAGGACATCGTTGATTTGCTTTGGAGCCTGGATAGTGGCCGGATTTGCACACCTATAGTCAATTTTCACCCCCTCACCCTTCATAATTAGGCTACGTGCAAACCCCTTGTCTTCATCAATAGTCGCTTCGATCGCAACGTGTTCTCTCGTCTTGACGATGTCGATTCTTGACAAAAATGTGGAGATTCTGTTGATACCGATTGAACCGAACGACATTTCCGGAACGTCTTTGTTATGGACGAGAACGACTGTCTTATCGTCGTGAATACCACGAACGATCCCAGGTTCAATGATAACATTGTCAATTCCAACCATTTGTGCGGTTCTTGATACGTTTTGAATGTATGCGATGCTGTTAGCGTCAAGTTTCATTTGGTGTATCCTTATAAATTTTCAATTGTTCTTTTATTATAACATTTTCACAACGATCTTGCAACCAGTTTCGAGCGATATGGCGATGGCAAAAGTCGTTTGGTGATTCATAACATAGGAGAATCGCCCCATTTGGTAGTGATTCTACAAGTTGTTGTACGTCAATGTTTCGTGATTGCAACAGTTTTAGGTATTCGACGGTATATTCCCGTTCTTTTTGTAACTGCAAGAGTTTGAGGTATTTGACGGTATATCCCCGCTCCAACAAAGGCCGATGCTTATATTGTTCAACAATTTCCCACGTCGGTGCAAGAATTGGCAGCATTTCTCCTTCAAACCACGGAGGAGCGACCACACTTATGCTGATGGCAAGTGGGTGTTTCCCATTTCGTGCATAGTTTGATGTGTATAACCGTTTCATCAGAAACTCAGCAAGTCATTGACAACAAGGTCCTGTTTTGAAGGAACATCATACCCGATTGCAGTAAGGATGTTTTCCAGTGGGTCGTCTATTAGACGCTCAATTTGAGCATCTTTATCAATTTGTGGTACGAAAAAGTCAAGGAACCACGACGGGATAATTTCTGTGTCGGTCGGCAGTGCAATGCTCTTGAATTTTCCTATTTGCTGCTTCAAGTAAAACACTTTCAACTTTGTTCCTGATGTAATTGGCACACTTGCTTTATCGTCGTGAGCGATTAGGTTTTCATTGTAGTGAATAGCGGCTGCAATGTGGCCAGGAAGGCGTGCATTCAGTCCCAAACGTTTATATTCAGCCGCATAGTGCTCAACTTTGTTGGCACCTTTTGGCAGCCCAATCATCAGTATTTCACTATCAGGAATTGTGTGTTTGAGATAGTCTTTATACTCGATGATGTCGTTTGCGATTGTTTGCCAGGTTTCGCCCTTCAACAGCCGTTCGATGAACGAAGACAGCTTTTCTTGGATGTATTTTGGCAGTGTCGTCTTCTTCAGTTCCAGTCCCATCGTTTTCAGTTTATCGACACGTTTTCCTTCAATGTCAATCACGTGAAGGATGTATCGCTTCTTATCAACGAAAATCCCACGATCGCTAACCAGTTCTCGGCCAGCCTTGATAATGTTGTCGAACTCTGGCTGACACCGGAATGTGTTTATCATAAACTGCTGGTACGATTTATTGACCTTATCAGCAACAGCATCGGCAATCTTCACTGCATTGTCTGCATTGTCTGCATATGTGTTGAAATACGTTGAGTCTGTGTCGCCGTAAATCACAGCATCGCCTGTTGGATCGTACTGGTCTTCGAGCACTTGATTGACTGTTGCACACTGGTGTCGCAATATCATACGTCCAGTGCCGGTTGTGCTTTCTCCCATTCGCAGGTCGAAGAACCGGAAGTTGTAGTTTGATAACGCACCATAAGTGCTGTTCAGTTTGATCTTGAAGATGTATTGCAAACGATCGTAGTATGCAGCTTTCGCTTTGTCTCCTGCTTTTTCCGCATCCTTCTTCATTGCTTGATATTTTTTACGAGTTGCAAACCATTCTGTCAAAATAGCAGGGATCACACCTTGTTTATCTTGGTTGAACACTGTGCCGTATCCACTGACGGACCACTTATTGTCCCACAGTATTTTCCACCAGTCATCAGCAGTGTGTGTTTCTTGGGTGTCATCCTCATATACGAGGGTCAGGTTAGCGAATGATTGTTTTGAAATCTCCTCTGCGGCTTTTACGTCTTCGCTAAACTGACCTACGATCTTTTCTGGCGATATGTTGATCGAACGGATTGAAGATGGATACAGACTGTTGATGTCGATTGAACCGACCCATTCGTGCATCCCAATCTTTGGATCAAGAACATATGCGCCCTGAATTGTTCCGTCAGCTCGTTCTGGGCTTGCATCAGGAACAACTGTATCAAGTACGTGATGGCAATAGTTGATAATTGCCAATTCTGCAAGTTTCACTGTCCCTGTGACGTGTTTGAACAGTCCAGTAGATAAGTGGTACATCTGGTTCGATAGCTCGACGTATCCGAGCGTGTCTTCGAACCCTTTCAAAATTTCTGTGTCTCGAATGTTGTATCGGACGAAGTACGGAAAGTTTTTTCTGTATAGTTGGTGCAACGTTCCTTCATATTTCAGCTTTGGTAAGTTGGGAAGAATTTCATCAGCAATCGCTTCCAATTTGTATGACGGACGGTTTGCCATTTCGTATTTCTTGAACAACGCAAGATAGTCCGTGCTAATTCTTCCGTGAAGATCAACAGTTAGATTGACTTTACCGAATTGTTCTACTTCTTTGAAGTATGGATATGGAGCTTCATCGAACGATAACTGACTGGCATATTTTTTGCCGAGCGTCAGTTCCATTCGTTTGACAATGTATGGCATATCGAAGAAGTCGCTGTTCCATCCAGCAAGAACATCACTGTCTTCAATTTCAGCGAGATAGTTCAGCAGCAGTTCTTTTTCGTTAGCACAGATGATGATTTCTGTGGTCGCATCGATCGGTTCAATTCCATTTACCTGTTGCCACAACTGATCAACGTCGTTCCAATTGTTATCAGGAGGAACAACAAGAACCACATATTTTCCACCGTGGGTATGGTATAACGCGACAGCGTTGATAGGAGCATAAGGATTTTGAGTCGAAGCAAAACCAATCCGTTCATCATAATCGACCTCGATGTCGTGGAATGTTACGTGCAGTACAGGTGCAGGTTGCCCATAATACACCTGCGATAGTATTTTCAGTTCTGGTGCAAGGTCCGCTTCATATATTTGACATCGTCCCTTATCTTTGTAACTGTCTGAGGTATATTGTTCTTTGAATTGTTTGAAGTTCGAGCGGTTGGTGCATTCCATCTTAGCAAGACGCTCACCGTGCATTCCACGGTATTGACCGTCATCTGCGGGAAAGTAATAGTAGTATGGGGCGCGATACTTTTTCAGTATTCGCTCCCCATCAACACGTTCCCACACAAGGACGAGTTCGTCCTTGGTTAATGCATTTATGTATCCCATTACGCTGCTTTATCGACGACTGTCAGTCCTTCAACGAGCGTTTCGTACAGGATTTCGAAATGTTCTTGTTCAGCCTTGTAGTCGGCATAGTTGTGCTTGTACATCATCTTCGCGATCTTGTTGAGAACCTTCTTATCAACGCCAAATTGTTCAGCAGCGTCGCTGATGATTGTTTTCACCTGTTCGCGTTCGTCGTCGATCCGTTCAAAACAATGGGTCGCTTCCGCGAGCATCGCCTTTAGTTTTTGCCGTTCTTGTGCGTTTGCGATGATGTTATGTCCAGCTGATTTCTTTCCCATATCAGTTCTCCTAAAATGTGTTGTTAGTATGAAAGTATATTACAGAGTTGGTTTGGTTTCAACGTTATAGACCGATTTCTTTGTTAAATGGCTTTACGACATTGTGCACTTTCAGTGCAACATCCCGCACATACCCGAATTTGCTCGGCTCTTTCATTTGAAGAGCGTTGCCGATTCCTGCATTGTAAGCAGCAACCGCCCGGTGCCAAGATCCCTTTGTCAACTTCATCATAAGATCAAAGTTGTATGTAGCGATTCGCATTGATGCCTCTTTGTTCGTCAGCAGTAGAGCGATGATTTCTTCGTCCATCACCTTGCGGTAAGGACGATCACCAAAATACTTCTGGTAAACTTCGGGGTATCGTTGTAAAACGCTCCTCGCAGCAACGACTTGAACCTGCATCAGTCCGTAGGATCTTTTTCCCACAGGTGATGCCTGGTTTCCTATCGTATGCCCTTCCCCAGCTATCGTTTCTTGCAGCAATATTGCCTGCATTGTGTGTCCATGGCCGAGTTCTTCGCCGACTTCGTAAGCAAGTTTCATATTCTCGGTTTGTTTACGAGTATACGCCTTTGCTTTCAGTAGTACGGGCTTATCTTTCGCTTCAATAACAAGTTCGGTGTCTTGTTGAAGCTGTGGCTCTGTTTGTTGCACTTGTGCAACGTTGTCGTCTTCTATTATGTCGTTATGAGCTATTACTAGCCCAACCTGGCCAAAAACGAAGGCCAGGATCAATATCAAGAAGATATATGGCTTTTTCATAGGTCTTTTCCTTTCCTTAAACTTTTTTGCCCTGCGGCAAATATCAAGTTGGGATATTACCGGTCGCCAAACCAAACTCTGTAATCGCCCGGATAAAGTTTCGGGTCAAAAGTAAATGGCCGTTCTGCTGCCATCTGGATACGGGCTTGATATAACTCACCCGCTTGTATTTGTGTTGTTATGTTTATAAAGTGAGGATCGCTGGGAAATACAATCATCGTTCCTCGTATTGGATTGAAGCCGAACCCCCATTGTGGGAATTCCAGTTTCCCTCCATATACTTCGTAATCGTTATCGAATGGTGTTGTTGGTTGATAATCACTCAAAAACACAATCGCTGTCAAGTCTCTGTTCTCAGTTCTAACCCACTTTTTACGAAGGTATCTGCTATTTTCGCAGTTGAACTGACCTGTCGACGTTTCGGGATACCATTCAAACGATATTGGTTCTGTCCCCTTATATTTGATGTTGTAATATTGTTCAAATTGGGGAAACAACGGAGACACTCTTTCGTAGATCATTGCCTCCGCTGGTTCATTGTATACGATCTTCTTTATTGGATGGTCGTCAGCATCAACGTCAGGAAACAATAAGTCGAGATCGTCAATAACTTGTTCACATTGTAGTGGAGACAATAGCTCCTCAACAACGAGGAATGGAGATTTAGGCTGCAAGAGTTAGACCTCCAACGATTCCAGCGCGTGTGTTCTTATAAATCTGATCATATCTTTCAAAGAAACATCATTAGTTTCAAGGGTAATGATAGCGTCTTTTACTTTATCGTAATCAGCAGAAATAGTCAACGGAAAGTCTTGAAATGTGTCGTTTTCGAATAACTTGTTTAGGTAATCCCAATCGACCCCTTCAGATGGATCGACAACAAATTGTCCTTGTTGTAAAGCGTTTTGTCCTAATAGAACAGGATAGTCCATATTAGCACGATCGTTCAGGTTGAAGTGAACACTTTTGATCACTTGACCATTGACCTTGATGTCCATAGCAATTATTGGTCGTCGTTCAACACCACCATCAGATGTGTGAACATCGTGAGTGCCAACCAACGGAACAGTCAATGTTCCACCAAATACAGACGATCGGAACAACACTCGATCGTCGCTAATCTTCCAGTCTTCGGCGTGAACTGAACTTGTTGTTGCACCTGTATCAACCTTTGCAGTCAATACTTTACCCAACTGGATAAACATAACTTCTGTTGTTAGTCCAATTGGCTGTTGCTGTTCGTTGACCCAGTCTTTATCAAGTTCCAAAGCACCCAATCGTTGTGGCATTGTTGGGCGAACATTGACGGGCATTATCACATTGATGTTCGGATTCCACTTCCACATAAATGCAAGCATTGTCCCAGGTTGATCTGCGGTCGTCGTTGGATTTTGTTTGCGCGACATTGCAAAATCGTAATACAGCTGGTTTGCTCGTTGTGCATCAATCACATACAACATAAACATATTCCAACCTTCGTTGATCACTTTGTCAAGAGGTGGATTGTTTGATTTTTGGAAATGGTAGTTGATTCCTTCAACATTGATTTTTTGTTGAGGAACGAACTGCCTGCGAACAAACGCCATCCGAAGGTCGTTGATTGTGGAAAATTGCTCGTTCATTCGGCACCCTTCATATACATCACGCGTGTCGCACACTCTGCTGCCCTTCTGGCAAACATCTCAAAGTCGCGCAGCGTTTGGATTGTCAGTTCGCCGTTGTCGATGTGCTTAGTATCTAAACGATCGCCCCACACACTGAACAGCACTCGCAGTGAGTCCAACTCCATTTGAAGTTTTTCGACTTCTTTTTCCATCACTTGCTGGTCGATTGTTGTTTGTTCTGCAAGCGAATGATAAAACCGATCTTTGATGTTCACAGGTGCTTCTCCCCATATTTCTCGTAGAACGTATTTATCAGTTTTAGAAGTTGAGGCACATAAGGGTCAATCTTTCTGCTATACACCATCGGCACCATACCCTTTTCAACAGCAACAATCACAGTGCTGTCTTCGATTGGTATATTGAATCGTTCAAAATACATCAGAGCATATGCCGTTGTCTGAATGAAATACTTGTCGACCATCTCATTGTATTTGTTGTTGTTTGATGTTTTGAAATCGACGATTGATAACACGCCATTATATTCCGCTATACAATCAACGCGTCCAGCTATTTTTAGACGATCGCTCCACAATGCAGTTTCTTGTGTTTGAATGTTATTGATGTTGCGTAGTTTCAGCTTGACTTGGTTGAACAGCTTGATATTTTCTAGTTCGTGTCCTGATGTTGGTTCCGAATTGTTGTTTAGGAACTCTTCGATCATTTTATGCACTGCAGTTCCGCGGTCCGCTGCACGCTTTGTTTCTTTATCAGCTTTTTTGGGGCCAAGTGATGTTCTCCAATCTCGCAACGCTTGTGGTTCTTCAATTCCAATTACAGTTGTTGCAGATGGATAAAAATTACCTTCGGGGGTTTTATACCAACGAAGTCCGTTTTGTTGGACGACAGAAAGATCGGGCAGCTGAAAAGGAAGGCTCGTATGGATGAACATCGTTCAATTATATGACATTCTTATGTTCATTGCAACGGCGGTTGTTGATTTTGTTGGTTCTGTTGCTGGTTTTGTTGTTGGTTCTGTTGGGACGCCATTGCCACACGCTTTGTAATGATCGCCTTTTGCTGTTTCAGTGCGAACATTTGCTTATCAAGCATTGTGTTTTGGGGGTCATTCTGTTTCAGTTGATTTTTACGAACAACCAACGCTTGAATCTTCCTGTCTAATTCTGCGACTGCTGCTTGATCGGTGGCTAAATCTTCATTGATCAAGAATTGTTTGAAAGTGAATCCCATCGTTTGTTCCTCAACATGTTTTTTGTCGTGTTCGTGAACGTCGTCGGTTGCTTTGTTGACGGCCTGTCCTAATCGCGTAAATGTTGTTGTTCTCAATTTACGCATATGTTTTCTGATCTTTTGCCCTTCACCATGAGTGCGAATTATCGTCATTATACGCTCAATTGATTTTTCAGAGAGGCCAAGCACGTCTGTCAGAATAGCGTGCGTGATTGACTTGAACCCCTCGTAATTGCGCGTATAATGTTTGTGTTTCATTATACCTGCACTCGTAGCCGCTTGTATAGCTCGTCAAAAATTTCTTGTGTTGTAATCTTTCCTGTATTATTGCCAGCAACCCTTGCTTGTGGCACGACATCTCCACCACTATCCTTGATGTCATTTACCACGCGTTCTTCTTCCTCTTCTGCAAACCCAAGGTCATTTCCGCCGACATCTTGTGTCATATCATGTTTCCACTTTGCGAGTTTCGCTAAAGTTTTTGTTTCATCGTCCATAGACTTTTTGTTCTTGTAGTATGCTTCCATATCAAGCACTTGTTCTTCTTGTTTCAGCTTTGATTCCGCTGCTTGTGCTGTATATTTTGCTTTTTCAGCTTCTGCCTCTGCCTTTTTCGCTTCCGCTTCTGCTTTTCTTGCTTCAGAATCGCTTTGCATCATCTTGATCATTTGTTGCAGTGCTGTATCAGCGTCTGTTCCAGCAGTCATATCTTCTTCACCACCGAGATCAAGATCCTCACCGCCTTCGAGGTCTTCGCCACCCTCTCCACCATCAAGCGTCAGGTCTGTTGCAAGAGCATCTCCACCTTCTTCTCCCCCTTCACCACCAGCAGTATCTTGTACTGATTGTGTTGCAGGCTCTTCTTCATCTTCTTGATCGTTAGGCCACACAACATCAACGATGTCGAACTTGTCTTTCAAGTTGTACAACACTTCTGCAACATCAGGAGCTTCGCCAGCATCACCATCAAACTCGTCCCGCTCACCATTACCGTTGAGGATCTGTTGCAATGCTTTTTCAAAGTCGGTCGCTTGGTCGGTGCGGACGTATACTTTGACAACGTTGTTATTTGAGTCTTCCAGTCCAAACGCAACAGTGTCGTCATTTTCGGAATCGGATTTCTTTTCCGTTGCCTTCAGTCGGGAAACGACTTCTGCAGGATCAAAATCAGGATCAACATCAAACTCTAGCAGTTGTTGCAGCAACGATTCGTTTGTATTGACTTGGTACATATGTCCACGTTTGATCATAACAGGCAGTTTCTTTTTGGTTGCCTTTTTATTGCGCCGAGGTGATCCGCCCCACGGGTTAGCAGCGATTGCTCCAGCACCAACAGCACCAGCAGCAGCATCTTCTTGAAGTATAAATTTGCGAAGGTTGTCCATATACGTTCCCTTTTAGACAGTTTGTTAGTGTATTTATGGATGCAATAAGAAAGCCCAGGCAAGCCTGGGCTTTCGGGAAAGGCGAAAGAGCGAGTTCTTTCGCAGTATTATACGAGGTCGAAGATTACTCTGCTTTTGTTTCTTCGTTAGCAGCCGCTGCTTTTTCGGCAGCCTCAGCCGCTTCTTGCTTCTTCTTTTGCACAGTGGACAGAATTTCGCGTGTGATGTCGCGAATTGCTGCTTGCGCCATCAACATATCGAGCCTGCTATCGAGCTCTTTTTGCTTCCAGTGGTCGTAAACTTCCACCAAACGTTGAACTTCTGCGTCGAGTGCATCTACGGCATACGTTTCGTTGTCGAGGGTTAGAACTTTTGTTTCATCTGCTTTGATCATAGTATTATCTCCTTGTGAGTATAGATTATTGTGTGATATTTATGCGCTAAATATCGACGATGTCCAATAGACTTCTTTTTGGTGTTCCGGGTATTATGTTGTTTTGTACCCTTTCCTGCTTCTTTTGTTCTATTTTTGATGCTATCGCCTTCGTGTCGTTCTCTTCTTTTGGATCCCATATACGAAGCGTTTTGTTATTCCAGCCAGTATATATGATCTTTCCTGCACCATCGCTATTACGTGTTTTTTCGAATTGAAATCCGATATCCCCTGCTGCTTTCATTGCATTTGTTAGGTGGATAGACACATACACGTCAGCAGTATTGATTTTACTGATACCACCAGCAATGTGTGCGTGGCTATGCGTGTCAGCATCAACGGCACTCCTATTCAACTGGGAAGCAGTCGCTCCAACCATATTGAATTCGTTCAAAAGGTTCCGAAGTTGCTCGGAACATTGTTTATCTTTTTCAAATACGTTATCTGCACTAACTTGCCTATTTGGAGCCATTAGATCAAGATAATCAACACACAACAAATCTGGCATATGTCCATATTGCAGTTGATATTCTTTCAAATATGCTCTGATCTCATATGCCTTGGTTCCTGATGGCATATACTTGATCACAAGTCGCTGTTTGCTTGATACTTTGAACTTTGATACCTTGCTCGCTATCTCGTCGATGTGGTCTCGCCATATTGCGCTACTGACACCACTGATCATTGTATCGAATCTGCGACCAACTAAATCTTCCGATAGTTCGAGAGTTATGTACAAAACGTTCAAGTCTTGTAACAAGAAGTTTAGGGCCAGGTTTTTGAGAGTGATCGACTTACCACCACCTGAACTGGCACTAAACAATATCAGTTCTTTGCGTAGTAATCCACCATAAAGCAGTTCATCAAACTCTTTCCACAACGTTGGAATTGGCTTGACTGTTTCCAGTTGTCGTATCAGTCGTTCTTCGGGATCATCGAAATAAACAAGACCGAGATCCCGGTTCAGTGATATGCTGATTGCCGTTTTCAGTTTTTCTTCTATTTGCCCGTAGTCGCCCTTCTTCATCAACTCGACGCTGTTGATCAGCGCCTTTTCAATCGCTTTCTGCTTACAAAATCCTTCGATCTCGTTTGTACAATATTCGAACTTGTCACCAGTGATGGTGTGAGTAGCAACACTAACTTCTGTCTCTGCGGTTATCTGTTCGACAGACGGTAATCCTTTGTATGTTTCGTAGTATTGCTGGATGAACTTGACAACGGGTTTTAGTTCGGGAACGAAGTAGTCGGGTTTGACGATCGGGTGGCACATCGCGAACAAGTCGGTCGATGACAACAGATATTCAACAAGTAGTTGTTGTTTTGCTTTCATATGTAGTCCTTTGTAAGGATAAACGATAAATCAAACAACAACTAAAATCAACGGTAAAATATTGGGGGATATGTTGGTACGATTGTTGTTGGATCGCAATATGTTTCACCATTTACGTAGAAGAGTGTTGGTAAAGATGTCGTTGAACTAAAAGTATCCACCAGATGGTCGGTTGTTTTGTCATACACAGTGAATGGTGATGTTGCTAACAGTATCAACACTTGGTTTGCTGCAACCGGTGTTAGGTTGATCATTGGAATTGTGATCGGTGCTGATGTAACACCCGTTGCTGCAATATCGCTGTTGAACACATTGAAGCTGAACACTTTGTAGTTCGTTCTGTTGATTACAACAAGCGAATCGTCAGCATCCACCCACGACGAAAGGATCGATGGTCTGTTATCAATCCTGTATGTGTATTGGAACTGTGGCGATGCAAGGAACGTGACAGTCAGTGGGAACGTCTCTGAATCTGTAAACAGATTTTGTGCAATGTCGTACCTTACTGCGATCGTTAGTTCGCCCTTGTTTGTTACCAGCACATTTTGTTTGCTGACAACAGGTGGTGGTACTATGTTCTTATTTTCAGATGTTACTGTGAAACACTGCACTTCTCCTGCCTCAAACGAATCAAACGTCAACGTCAGTGAGTATATGTCGTTGTATGTAACGGTGGGCTCAGCAGGTATTAGATACGGTTGGTTGTTTTCGTCATATCTTGTAACATACGTTTTTAGAACGGGAATTACACCGAGATTGTGCTTGATTCTCCACACGTTTGCAGCAATTGCCTGAACGTGTGTATAAATCATCTTTTTCTGATACCAATAGTCTAATCCTTCAACAGGATCTGCAAGAACCTTTGCTCTTGCAGGAACCAGACGTCGTTTTACCTTGTGGAGTGTGCCGAGGCACCCATCAGTAATAATACACCGCTGTGCAGTGTCAATTCCGTGCCGGTTGTATTGAACATCAACCTGACGATTACACGTATCGCATTTGTAAGTTACAATTCCATCAGCCATTTAGTATTCCGGCGGGTGCTATCTGTATCCCCGACGTCCTTGACAAATATTCCCTTTTTAGTGTTTCGTTGGGTTCTGTCACTTGTCCAATGATGTGGCGTTTTTGCAATGTTGCACCACCAGTTGGGCTGCTCAGAAACCAAGGAATCATTGTAATATTTACTTGTCCGGATGCAGTTGGAACTATCTGCATTGTGAATGGCTTGTCGAGGATGTAATACTCGTC